CCCGTCAACCTTGCGCCTTGCATTATCTGAGTTTATGCTTCTTTTAAATTCAGTGACAGCATTAACACCGCCGTTTATGTATTTTGTAACAGTATTTGTGACTGTTGCCAGACAGACGCCGTTGGACTTAGCACTCTGCTCATGGGTAAGAACTTTTCCATGCGACTCGTCCAGGTCAAGGATTATCTGGCATCTGCAGCGTATTGTTTTTGAAGTTGCTTTCTTACGGATTATGGATTTAAGCTCCTTGTATTCATCTTCCGTAAGCTTGATTACATATTTTCTGGGTCTTGCCATAGGAATCACCGCCGTTTTTTTCTTAGTATATACCAAAACAGCTGTATTTACCAGTATGTTTTAACTATATATCAACATGTCAGTACACTAGCATATTTTATCCTCCTTGGTTATTATTTGGTATAAATTACCTTGTCTATTTTTATAATATTCCAAAGAATAAAAATATATGCATTTAAATAAAAAAATTTTTCTCAGAAAACATTGGTTTTAAAGCAGGAGGTAATGTTTTGGAATGCAGAAATTGTCCATATGGTAAAGAAGATTTTATGAGAAGAATGCTTAATTATGAGAAAATTGTATCAGAGCGTAGAATACCAAATGATATATGTCATTATTTAAAACCAGAGAATGCCTCAGATGAATTTGAACGTTTTTTGTGGTGCGATAAGGTTGGGGGTAAAGTTTTCTGGGCTGGAAGATGTGAAGATGCATATATAGATATTCCAAAACGGATAAATCACAAAAAGCAAAAGAGAAGAAGTAAGAGAGAACGTGATCAGAAACATAAAAATCATCTTAAATTTCTTGCGGAAAATGTACCTGAATACCCATATCCAGTTATATATACTGATGAGATTTTGATTAGAGGACATGGGTATGTCGAAAACCCAAAACCATATTATAAAAGATTATATCGTGGAAGAGGACGACACAGTAATTCCAATTATCATAAAAAGATGTCAAATAAGAAAATCCGGAGATATAGAGGAGAATTATCTAAAAAGGGAAATTTAAGTCATAGATTATATGATTTTTGGTGGGAGTTGTGTTAGACAATCAAATTTTGCTTTTATCAAGTGAAGGAAAGAGGTGATAAAAATATTAAAGATCAAAGAGAAATTGCGAATATTTGTACATAAGTATTTGTTTTGGGTTGTCGTATATTATACTATAGCATTACTTATAACATTCGGCTGGCAAGGACTTGAATTTCTATTTTACGGAGAAATACAGCACAGAATTGTTGATGATATTATTGGTGGATTTTTTATATTATCGGTCATGCTGAATATAATTTTGATTAAAACAATTTACATCAACAAAATAGATTCTGATAAAAATTTAGTAATATCCAAAGAAGAATATTGTAATCAATATATGAATGGTTATCAAATTTTAACAACATTGCAAAGTAATTTTAAAATAGCAGATTTAATTATTTCTAATACCATTAAAAATGAAAATAGAGAAGATACCAATACAGAAAAATTTAAAGATATCGGATCATTTGCTCAATATATAAAATGCTTTAATGATATCAATATTCAGTATGTTGGAAAGAAAATAGGAGAATATTATGTTAGCAACAAACGAAGCGAAGAGACAAGCACAGAATAATATAGATAATTGTGTAACACAAGAATTAGATAAAATTGATAAACTAATTGCAGAAGCTATATCTAATGGTAAATTTTCAATTTGTAATGATGGTGTACTTCAATACAAAACAAAAGAAATGTTAAAATCACTTGGATATAGAATAGAAACTGGAAGCCAATATAATGAGGCGTATTGGAGTATCAGTTGGACATAACAGTTGAAACCGAAATTTCATTTGAAAAATAGAGAAATAACAAATAACGATTTAGGAGAATTAAAGATGAGGGCAACATGTGAGATTGTAGCAGATTTAAAAGATGGAAAAGAAGTACCATACGAAGAGTTAAAAATAGCCTGTTTAGTGCAGTCAAGCATAATTTTCTTTTATCAACAAGATACAAAGAATTTATTAAAAGGTGGTATCGCAGCGGATTTGGTAGAACAAATGAACTACACGGACGATAAAACGTCATCGAAAAAGTTAGGATATCCGTCATGGTATTGGAATGCAATCAAAAAAGATCCGATTGAATGGCTTGGAGCAAGTCATATTCCTGGTACATCTGAGTACGATCAGCATTATAAATTAAGTAAATCATTATATGAAAAGTTCGCAAATAAAAACGATGATAAATAAATTGAATTCTGCAGATGAAAGCGTTTTTTCATCGGCAAATATATGAAGAAAAAGGAGAAAATAGATTGAAAGTTGGAGATAAGGTAATTGTAAAAGATAATCTGAAAGACGAATTAAAGAAATTAACATTTGATAATGGCACTTGCGAAAGTATGTATGAGAGATTTGCAAATACAGAACAAGAAATATTTGCTTTATGGAAAAATGATGATGGACAAGAGTACGCAACAGTGGATTTGTGTTGTGAAATTCCAGTACAGTGCTTAGAAGTTATTGATTGAACCAAATTTTAGTGAAGGAGAAATATATGTTTAAGTATTGGAAAGTTGGAAACGATGGAAAATATTATTATGTGTACAATGAATCCATTGAAGAAATAAAGGAAGAATTTGATATTCAAGATCCGAATTTCAAATTTATAGAAAGTAACGAATGGACTGCCGAAAATTATGCTGAGATTCTTGGTAATGAATTAGAGAATGCAAATTATCATAGATGGACAGAACTGCCATGCACTATTTTAAATGCTTTGGAGAAGTCTAACCTTTCAAAAGAAAAGATTGATTCAGTTATGAAAGAGATTGCGGAAGGTATTTATAAAATGATATAAACGTATATGAATTTTGAAAAGGAGAATAGATAATTGGGAATTATAAAATTGATTAAAAAAGATACATACATATCAGAACTTAAAATGTCAAAAATGCCGTGGGATGTAATGCTTTATGGAAAACCATATCAGGTTGTGAGTATTAAAGGGTATGTTCATACAATCGGTGGTAGGCGAGGAGAAAATGACTTATGGATGTATCCAAGAAATGAGAATCCTACATATGAAAATTTGATTGAATTTCAGTGTGAAGATTTTGGAGTATGTTGGGGAATTAAATATGAGCCACACAATTATGTAAGAACTAAGTGGGATGAATCAGAATGCTATACCAGTGGTGGTGCTATGATTACAAGAAATGGGGAGGACTTCTATTTTTGTAGAGGCGGTATTGATGAAGCAGAATGGAGAATAAAGCATTTAGACGAGCATCCACTAGACTTAAATGAGTATGGATACGCAGAGAAAATGATTGGAAGAAAAGTTTGGTGGCGAAGCGAACCAGCAATTATAACTGATTGGATTGATGACGGACAGGCATGTGTGATTCTGGAACCTGATGGGATTGAAAAATTTACGACTCCTGCCGAATTTGCTGAGGAAGAAGGCGATGATTATTATGAAGATGGTTTTGTAAAGACAGAAATTTTTGATCAGCATATTTGGTGGCATAGAGACTAAAATATATACAATATATAGCGTTCTAGTGATGTGATAAATACTATATGTTGATATTGTGAGCGGTTGAAATTCTTATTTTATTGGGTGAGTTTGGAGGAGGTGGGTAAGATACAGTTTTTGATTATTTTAGCTATTGTAGCATGTTTTAATGGACTCAAGGTTAGTACATTAGTAATTACTTTGGTTATTCATATGGTTGCAAATGCTATTTGCAGAGCGTTTTTAGATTGAGATTGTGAGGTGATACATAATAAAATTTGAAACAAGTAATAAGATAGACAAATGGGTAGAGAAACACATGAAACAAGGATGTGTATCTCATGCAACAGCAGGTGAACAGTTTGTATACGAATTTTTACCAAGTGGCATTGTAGAATGCCAAATAGTAAAGTGTATGTGTTGCAATGAAGAATTTACTGATTATGTAGATTGATAGTTGAAAGTTCTGGTAGTAACACGTAAACATTTCGCACGGTTATCCGTAGACAATTCCAATAATTACAACTGAACAGTTATATCCGTTTTGGGTGGTGAACAGCATACCCTTGGCTTTAATTACGCAAAATTCAGCCATAAACCACTGATTAGCATAGATTTTATATAGATTTAATCTCTATGTTCCAGTCCTGTGTGGGCTGTTGATGTTATATATGATGTGAAAATATTTTATAAATTTTATTTTACAGGAGGATTTTTATTTAATGGCAGAAACAAAGAAAAAAGGAAGACTATTTGATTTACCTGAGACAAAAGGATCATTCCAGTTGAAGGGCGTTGTTAGTGGTGTAGAGAAGGAAAACTTTTATAAGGAAATTAAGACCAAGAGCAACAGGGATATGAGAATGATTAACTTTGGAGTTGGATACGCTGAAGGCAGCACACTCTATGTTAATTTACAGGGTATGGAACAGGAAAATGTGTATTTTTCAAAGAAGGCTGAAAAGAAGGGCGATAAGCATGAAACTGCAAAGGTTCCTTGGGCAGATAGGTTTTCTTATAATCGTGAAGGATTCCGTCTCATTGGTAAGAACATTGGCGTAAAGAAGAAAGTAGATGAGAATGGTAAGACCGTTAATGATAAGAAGGTCATGACAGACTTTGATGCTTGTAAGGAAGTAAATGACAATCTGAAAGATGGCGCAAGTGTATTTATCAGAGGTAGTCTTGATTATAGTAGCTTCTTGGATAATAACGGCAATAAAAAGACATCTACTAAGCTGGTTCCTAACCAGATTTCACTTTGCTCAGAAATTGATTTCGGTGATGAGAATTTCACTCAGCAGAATGACTTTATCCAGGTAATTGTATTTATGGGTATTGATCAGGAAAAGGAAAATGATAAGCCGACTGGAAGATTTGTTGTGTCTGCAAAGGTTATTACATACAGCAACATTGAAGATGTTGAATTTATTATTGAGAATAAGGATTTGGCAAATAAGTTTAAGAAATCCTTAAAGGCATATAATGCGATTCAGGTCAGCGGTCATATGGTAGCGTCTACACAGACAGAAACAGTTGAAGATGATGATGACAACTGGGGTGAAGAAGTATCTATGGAGAAGGTTCTTGCACCTACCAAGAGAGAATTTATCATTACCAACGCAAAAGGTTCTACTGTTGATAAGGAACTTTACACAGAAGCAAATGTTACAGAAGCTATGTCAAAGATTGCACAAGCGAACAAAGCTGAAAATGATTTCGGTGAAGATGCTGGTGGTGACGATTGGGGAGAAGCTAATTTGGATTCTGGCAATGATGAAGATGAAGCATGGTAAAAATGACTGTTTCGGAATGTCAGAAATGGCGTTCCACAATTCTTAAAAAAATACGATTTCGGAGGTAATTTAATGGCAAAAGCGAGGAAAGCGTCAGTAACACAAAGTAAGTTAGGAATGATTTTATATGGTGAACAGTTTACAGGTAAGTCTACTATGGCTATGCAGTTAGCATATTTCAAGCGTCCAGACGGCAAGCCATTTAGAGTATTGTATCTTGATCCTGAGACTGGTTCCATTGACGATTATTTGGGTGAATTGGAAGCAAACGGTGTAGACCTTGAAAATATTTATATCGTATATACACAGTCTCTTGGAGAAGTAAGAGAGTATATTGCAAAAGTTAAGAATAATGAAGACTTATATGTTCTTGATGAAGAGACTGGTGATGAAACCGATGAAGTTCTGTTAGATGCAGATGGTGAACCTTTTAGAGCAGATGCGATTGTTGTTGATGGTACAAGCATTTTGAATTTGACAACAAAACAGGGATTGATAGAGTTTTCTAAGAAAAGAAATAAGGTAAAAGCTGATAAGGATGGTCTTGTAGGTGATGCTCGGCTTGTAAAGATCGAGGGAGCCGGAATGGAACTGAAGGATTATCAGACTATCAATTTTAAAGGTCAGGACTTGATTCTTGATTTGATGGCATCTGGTGTTCACTATATTGTTACTGCAAGAGAGACAGATGAAAAAGAGACAATTAAACAGGCAGATGGTTCTACTATGAGTGTTACTACAGGCAGAAAGATTCCTGATGGATTTAAGGGTATGACATATAACGTCAAGACAGAGGTTCGTATGTTCAGAAATGAAGATGGTGTTGTATGCGCTCATGTTAAGAAGGATAGGACGCATACGCATGAAGATAATATTATAATTGAAGATCCTACGCTGGTTGATTGGCAAGCAGTTATTGATAAGACAGCAGATAAAAAGGCATTTGTTGTTAAAAATGACTTGACTAAGGCTGTTGATGTTGAGCAGAACATTTATAGTAAGGAGATTCTTGGCAAGGTTGGTGAACCTGCAAATGAGGAGTCTGAGGAAGATCATAACTCTGGTGTAGATATTGAAGCAATGAAGAAAGAAATTATTGCAAAGAAAAATGCGCTATCACCTGTTGATAAGAAAGAAATGGGAGACAAGCTAAAAGCAGCAGGACTTCCAACAGCATTTAAGAATGTAACGGATGTAACTGTTTTGCAGAAAGTTCTTGATATGTTTCAGTAATGAATTTTCTTATGTAAAGGTGGACTAATGCGGTATATAAAAGATGAACAACACATGGGAATAAAAAGAAAATGCGGATGTTGCAAAGAATACTTTTACATAAGCAATAACAATATTGACGATGCAATCTACTATGATAAACAGACATATCATAGTAGTTGCTTTATCAATATATGCAACAAACGCTCAAAAATGAAGAGAGAAGATATTTCGCAAAAATGGACATGGGTTCTGGATCATTTAGATCAGATAAGAAAAGAATCCTATCAACATTTAAGTTTGTCAATTACGAAAGAAAATGTTTTTGAGTTCATAAAGGATGCGTATGATGTCACAATTGTACCGACAACTGTATGGCAAAAACTAGGTGAAATTTATAATGGTACATTTAAGGGAATGTCCGTTGGAATACCACCAGAACATTTACTTGATATGTGGAAAAGAAAGATTGATATGTTAAATGGTATTGCGGATAGGAACAAAACAAAAGGGATTGTAATGAGTTCTGATAAGCGTATCAACTATGACTTGTCAATTTTGGTTAATAAATACGACAGCTATTTAAGATGGCTTGAAAAACAGAAAATTATAGCATCAGAAAAAGAAATAGAAAAAAACGAAAATATTGTTGGTAAGAGTATTGGATATACTGCTTCAAATAATTCTGAGAAAAATGTTTCAGATGATATATCTGCTTTAGTTGATGATATTTTCGGATGATTGGTGGTGGTAATTGATTGACAGAAGAACACAGTGCTTCAAACATTCAAGCGGAGATATGTTTCGTAGGCGCACTCCTCAAAGACCCTGATTCATTTGTTAATTATGGCAATTTTATGAGAAGTAAGTACGACTTCTCTGATCCGGCAGTGAAGTTCTTTTATGACAGTTTTGAAACATACTATTTGACTTTCTCACAGACAGTAGATGAAACGAAAATGAATGTGTTTATGAGTCAAAATCCAGAGAGACTAAGCACATATAAACAATATAAAGGCTGGAAAACCATACAGCAATATATGAATCTTGCGGATGAAAACGACTGTAAAAACTATTTTGATACGATTAAAAAGTACTCTCTTGTAAGGGAATATGGAAGAAATGGATTCCCAGTTGAAAAAATTCTGTCCCATAAAAATTTTGATAAGATGTCGCCCAATGATATATATAGGATTATCCGTACTAAGGCAGATAAAATACACACAGTTATCAATGCAGGTGAGGAAGCAGTAAAACTTACAGACAATAATACAAAACAAATTGACAGGTATCTTGAGAAACCTAATTTTGGTTTGCCGTTCCCTTGGTATATGTATAATGAGTATTTTCTTGGTATGAGAGATACGAAACTGTTATTTGAGGGTTTCTTATCCAATGAAGGTAAAACAAGAAAACTGATGTTATTGGCAGCCTATGTTGCGCTTGTACAGAATGAAAATTTTTTCCTTATGAGTAATGAAATGGATGAAGAAGATTTGAGAAGCTGTTTAATAACAACGGTTATCAACAATAAGGAATTTCAAGATTTACATGGTGTTGTACTTGAAAAGCCAGAGAAGGAAATTGTTCTTGGTGTATATCATGATAAAGGGGGAGGAATCATTAGAAGAAAAATAGATGATTTTGGTATCTATATAGAATCTAATGAAGAATACATAAAAAGAGTACAGGTAGAATCAGACGAATATTGGCAAGTAAAAACCGTAACAGAATGGATCGACAGTTCTGATCGTAAAGGTAAAGTTCTATTTAAAGATGTTGGCAATGATTATAGTCCAGAGCAGATTGAGTTTGAATTGCGTAAAGCGAAGATGGTTCAAAATATCAAATATTATGGATATGACACATTAAAAGGATATAACACAGATGATTGGTCGCAGATAAAACAGTTCGCCACCAGACTGAAAGAATTGACAAAAGAATTAAGAATGAGTGGTTATGCAGTATTTCAGTTGAGCGATGATACTGTGTTTACAGACATTTTCAGTCTAAGCAGTAACAATATTGCCAATGCAAAGCAGATAAAGCACGTTGCTGACATCTTGAATATTGGTAAGAAACTGAATAAGGACGAATATCACAAATATCAAATGGTTGCTGAAAATGATAGTTGGGGTGAGCCTGTTACAGAAGATTTAGACTTAAAAAAGCAATACTTTTGTATTAAACCCGATAAAAACAGGGCTGGCAGCAAAGACAAAGTTATGTTGTTTGAAATAGATCTCAATTTTAATATTTGGAGAAATATAGGTTATATCATTAAAAAACCTAAAAGTTCAGAATAATTTGGAGGGTGGCACTTGGATGTAAAAGAATTAAAAAATTACATATATGAAAACCGATATGTTGAGCAAATCCTAGAATCCATTGGTTGCCACCATATCAAATACCATGCTTCAAACGGTTATTGGACTTGTGCAAATGCAACAGGAGATAACAATGGAGCAATTGTTTTATATAACAGCGAGTATTTAATGTGTCAGAATTACACAAGACAGATGATTAGAACAAATCGAAAAACAGATATTATTGATTTGGTATGTTATACAAAAGATTTAACTTTCCCTAAAGGATTGCAATTTATATGCGATGAAATTGGAATGTCTTATTACCACGACTTTGAAGAAGATATTCCAGAAAGTTTTAAGATTTTGAAAATGCTAGATGACATGAGTTCTAATGCAAATATAGAAAAGGAGAAACCATTAAAGCCAATTGGTGAGAATGTTCTTTCCTATTATAAAAGATATGGCAATGATTTGTTCTATGAAGATAACATAGATTATTCCACACAAAAAGAATTTGAAATTGGCTTTGATGAAGAAAGCAACAGATACACAATTCCTATTCGTTCAGAGCTTGGTGATTTGGTAGGAATTAAAGGTAGATACTTTTATAGAGAAGTTCCAGATGGTGAAAACAAATATATTTATTTAGAATCATGTGCTAAGTCAAAAATATTATATGGTTTGAACAAAACGATAAATTATATTAAACAGAGTAACCGCATTTATATCCTTGAGTCAGAAAAAGCAGTATTACAATTGTGGAGCTATGGGTATAGAAATGCAGTTTCAACAGGAGGAAAAGAACTTTCACAACAACAAATTGATATGATAGTAAGGCTTGGGGCAGATATTATTTTAGCAATGGATAAGGATGTTAAAAAGAATGAAATAGAAGAAATAGCAAATCATTTTCCTGACGGAATACCGATTTATTATTTATATGATGAAGATGGAATTTTAAGAGAAAAGGAGAGTCCGTCAGATGATCCAATAAAATGGCAACAATTAGTAAACAAAAATCTTTATAGAATGAGGTGAAATAAATATAGGAAGAAAATTGGAAGAACATATAGGAGAAAAGGTAGTTGATTATAAAGGAAATGTATTAGAGCTTATAGATTATCGAAGTAAACATGATGTAGATGTAAGGGCATATAACGGAATGATTTTTAATGTTCAGTATGGAACTTTTTTGAATGGTTTAAAAAAAGAAATGCAAAAATTGTATAGAATAGGTGAAAGAAATATAAACAATCAAGGATGTGGAATGACCATTATTAATTATGAAGACACAAGGCATTGTACAATTAAATTTGATGATGGCACAGTGATTAAGGGTATTCAGTATGATTCGTTCGTTAAAGGTGCTGTAAAAAATAATAATTATAAATCAATTTATGGTATTGGTTGTTATGGATATGGAAAATACACAAGTGATGATAAGGCATATGTTTATTGGTTTAATATGTTAAATCGTTGCTACAACCCAAAATATCTGAAAACAAGACCAACATATATTCAATGTTATGTATGTGACGAGTGGCATAATTATCAAAATTTTGCTAAATGGTTTGAAGAAAATTATTATGAAATTGAAGGCGAAGAAATGTGCCTTGATAAAGACATTATAATAAAAGGAAATAAAATGTATGCTCCAGAAACATGTATATTTGTTCCTGCACTGATAAATAGTATTTTTACAAAAGGTGATAGTGTTAGAGGTGAATGTTGCATTGGCATATCTAAAAATGATAGTGGTGAGTATAGGGTTTATGTCAGCAACTATGGAAAAGCAAAAAAGGGTTACATACCTATAAAAATGAGATAGATGCATTTAAGGAATATAAAATAGAAAAAGAAAAATATATAAAAGAAGTAGCAGATAGATATAAGGGCAATATTCCTGGCAAATTATATGAAGCATTATATAACTACAGCGTTGAGTTTGATGATTGAGATAGAGAGGTGTGAATTTGCAATATAAATTATATGAACATGGAAATAATGATACTTCTAATGTGTTAGTAGAAGTTCTTAAAAATAGAGGAATAGATGATTACTACGGATACTTAAATTTAGATGAGAGTGTCGTTGAGCCATACCAAAACTTAGATAATATTGAAGAAGCAGTTAGTCTTTTTATGAAACATTTCAATCAAAAAGATAAAATTGGAATATTGGTGGATGAAGATCCAGACGGGTTTTGTTCTGCGGCAATGATGTATTTATACATCAAACAAATGGATAGTAATTATCCTGTTGATTATATTTTGCATGGAAGGGCAAAAGCACATGGGCTATCAGATGATGTAGTCGTTCCTGAAAACATAAGATTATTGATTATTCCAGATGCAGGAACAAATGATGTAATTGAATGTAAGAAATTAGTAGATTGTCAGATAGATATTTTGATTTTAGACCATCACGAAAAGGAAGAAGAAAATCCATATGTGGTAATTGTCAACAATCAAATGAGTAAAAATTATTCCAATAAGAATCTGTGTGGAGCCGGTGTAGTATATCGTTTCTTACAGGCATTGGATGAAGAGAATTGGAATGAATTTGCAGATGAGTATTTGGATTTATGTGCATTAGCAAATATAAGTGATGTAATGGATATGCGTTCTTTTGAGACACGATATCTGACAGATATGGGATTGCTAAATATTCAAAACAAATGCTTAAAAGCCCTTGTAGATGCACAGGATTATAGTATGGGAGGCAAAATAAATATACACAACGTCCAATGGTATATCACTCCCATTTTGAATGGAATGATCCGAATTGGATCACCAGAAGAAAAGGAATTATTATTCAAGGCATTCATTGAACAGGATGAATTTTTTGAATATAAGAAACGTGCCACTAAGACAAAACATGCTGAAACAATTCAAGAAAGTATATATGATAGAGCGGCTAGATTATGTAAAAACTCAAAAAGTAGGCAAGACAAGCAGAAAGAAAAATGTGTATCACAAATTGCTGAGATTGCACAACATATTCCACAAGAAGATAAAGTGGTTATGATTGATACTTCTGATATTCTTGATAAGGGATTGACTGGTATTGTTGCTATTAAAATTGCTGAAATGTTTAATAAGCCATGTATCTTACTAAATAAATTTTTAGATAAGAAAACAGGGAAGATTATTTATAGAGGTAGTGCAAGAAATATTGATAACAGTCCTATTGATAGTTTCAAGGATATAGTCAACAGCACAAATATATTGGATGGTAGAGGTCATGCTAATGCTTTTGGTATTGTAGGGTTAGAAATAGATAAGAAAGATGACGCATTAAACAGACTCAATGATATCTTGCGAGATGTTAAGTATGATTCTACATACCGAGTTGACTTTATTATGGATATTGATGATGTAACTATAAAAATTGTGACTGATTTGGCAAGACTTGAAGATATTATCGGACAAGGTATTGAGGAACCGATGCTTGCCATTGAAAATATCAGTCTTACAAAAGAACAATTTGATATATTTGGTAAGAATGAGGATACCATCAGTTTTATGATTGATGAGATTAAATATATCCAATTTAAGTGTAAAGAGGGTAATCAACTGTATGATTGGCTTCAAAATGCCTGGGATGAGAATGATAGTGTGGTCTTCAATATTGTTGGAAAACCATCAATTAACGAATATAACGGAGTTAGAACACCACAAATAATTATAGAAGATGTTGTTGTGGTAAGTACGAATAATTCAGATGATGATGAATGGTAGGTGATTGATTGTTTACACATTTACATATACATACGACTAAAGGCTCTCTGCTGGATTCTATATTGACTGTTGAAGAATCTGTTAAATTTGCAAGTGAAAACGGTATGAAAGCTATGGCTTTGACGGATCATGGGAGTATGGCTTCATTTGTAGATTTTGTCAAAGAGTGTAATGAATATAATATCAAGCCTATAATCGGTAATGAGATTTATGAAGTAGATGATATGTGGGAAAAGGCAGATACAAAAGAATACACTCAGCCACGTTATCATTTGATTTTACTTGCCAGGACTCAGGAAGGGTATAAAAACCTTATTAAAATCACATCTATATCAAGAACAGAAGGTCTTTATAAGAAACCAAGGATTGATATTAAATACATACAAGAAAAAGGTCTTGGCAAAGGTATTATCTGTCTAACGGCTTGTCAGGCTGGAAGACTGAGCAGATACCTTGTAAACGGCAAATATGAAGAAGCAGAACAGCATATTGATAAACTGAAAAATACATTTGATTATGTGGTATGTGAACTTCAGTCACACAATACAGAAGATCAGGCAAATGCAAACCAACTGATTTATGATTTTGCACAGAATAATAATCTACCATATACAATTACAACAGATGCACATATGTTAAGTGATTCTTTGAAGGAATCACACGCAATGTTTGTTGAAATAGGGGAAGGGAGAGAAGTTGGAGAAAGTTATATAGACTGTTATTTGCAGACTGAGAGTGAAATATATGAAAAGTTATCTGATCAATTTTCAGAAGATGTTATAAGAAAAGGTATTGAAGAATCTGTAAATATAACAGACATTATTGAAAATATTGATATTGGACTGAACAAAGGAAATATCATGCCAAAGATAAATATTGAAAATGGCTATGATAACCACGAAGAATATTTGAGATATTTGGTATTCAAAATCTTTGATGAAAAATTTAGTCATATGTCTAAGGAAGATCAAGAAATAAGAAGACAGAGACTTGAAACAGAACTACCAGTATTATATGCAGTTGATTATACGGATTATTTTATTATGCTGTATATGCTTGCAAAAGAGGCAAGAAAAAGAAAAATACCATTGGGGTATTCCAGAGGTTCAGGAGCAAACTGTTTATGCTTATTTATGTTGAATGTGACACAGATAGATAGTGTTAGATGGGATTTAGACTTTTCACGTTTTGCAAATCTTGGCAGGAAATCTATGGCAGATTTCGATTGGGATATATCAAAGCGAAGAAGAAAAGAAATGGTTGAAATCTCTGAGGAGTTATTTGGCAAAGAAAATGTTGCTCCTATTGCTACATTCAATACATTAAGTACAAAAGTTGCAATTCGTGATATTGGCAAGGTATTAGATGAGAAAGATTATTCTCCATACTACAAGCAGATTCCGTATAAATTGCGTGACGAAGTTGCAAAGATGATTCCTACAATCAAGACACTAAATGATTTAGGAGAAGAGGAAGAAAAAGACGTTCTGCTCAAAGATATTCTAAATAAGAATGAGAAGTTGAAAGAAGTATATGAAAAGTTCCCACTTTGGTTTAAGTATGTAATGGATGTTGAGGGATTGCCTAAATCAATGGGAAGACACGCAGCGGGGACACTTATAACACCAACACCAGTCACAGATTATTGTCCATTATGTTATGACTCTGAGAAAAATATTATGATCGAGTTAGAGATGCACAATGCAATGGATGATTTAGGTCTTGTTAAGATGGACTATCTTGGTCTGGAGACTCTTGATATTGTTGATGACACATTAAAGAAGGCTGGTATTACATGGGATGATGTTGATATTAATCATTTGAACTTAGAAGATAAAGAGGTTTTTGAAAAGGTATATAAGAATGGCAATACAGTTGGTATTTTTCAGATGGAATCAGCAGAAGGAAGACGAATGTGTATTGAAGCACAGGCAGATAATGTTGAGGACGTTATTGTTGTTAATGCAGCCAATCGTCCAGGAACAAAAGAAAGTTTTCCGACATATTGCCAGAATAAGTTACACCCAGAAAATGTAACCGTCTTACATGAAGATTTAAGAGATCTATTTGGAAAAACACATTATATCTTATTGTATCAGGAGCAGGCATTGCAATTATTCAGACATGCAGGTTTCCCAGAAGAACAAGTTGATAATGCAAGGAGGGCTATCGGCAAAAAGAAGAAGGAAGTAATGGAACAGCTTGAAGTTGATTTCAGGGCTGGTCTTACTCAAAAAGGATGGAACAATGAACAGTTAATTGAAATCTGGCAGTTGATGCTCAAACAAGCAGAATATTGTTTTAATCGTGGTCACGCTGTTGCATATGGTCTGTTATCTTATCTGACTGCATATTTAAAAACTCACTACACGATTTATTTTATGGCAGCACTGCTTACATCTAAAAGCGACAAGGTACAGAAAATTAGTATCGTAATCAACGACTGCAAGAGATTGGGTATTAAAGTGTCTCCACCAAATGTCAATAAATCAGATATTGAGTTTACTGCTTTGCCAGAAAATAATGAGATTTTGTTTGGATTATTGGCTGTAAAAGGTCTTGGTGAATCTATTGTTGACAAAATTATTGAAAATAGACCATATCAAAGTATGAATGATTTTATTGAGAAAGTGGCTGATAAGACAGCTATCATTACATTAATTAAGGCTGGTGCTATTCCAACAAAAGATAAAATGCTCTCTTTGAAGAAATATGCCAACAGACTTTTTGAAAGAAAGGACTATAAACCTGTAACCACATTACCATCTCCATACTCAAAACTTATACCTTTTGGATTGAATGTTGATGATTACAGAGAATGTAAAAAAGTAAATAGAGAAGCATTGCTGATAGATTATAACAAAGCAAAAGAGAAATTATTTATAGAAGAACAGAATCAAAAATATAAGAATCATATGACAGAGTTTCAAGAAAAATATGCAAAAGACGAATATATGTGGGAATTTGATACATTGTCTATGTTCTTGACGAATGATCCGTTAAAAGATGCTTACAAATATACAAAAACAGATTGGGATATGGTAGAGGACGGAGATAAAACTACATTGTTTTGTGTCATTGTTGATATTAAAAGGAAGAAAGATAAAAACGGGAATCAATTTGCATATTTAGACCTATATACGCCATTTGGTATTGTTGAAGCAACTATATGGTCAAGCCAGTTGAAACAATATAGCGATGATATTAAGAAAGGAAATTGCCTTGCAATACTTGGAAGAAAGAGAGAGGAACATTTCTTTGTAGAGAAGGTAAAACCATATAACACTTGGTTGGATCAGATGAGAAAGAAAGGAGTGGCAGTATAAATTTGTTTGAAAACGATGAAGATATTTTGAAATTTAAAGCAGTCATAACTTATGAACGCTACTACAATTCAGATACCGCTTGGGGCGTATATGGTTTTTACACAAACGATGATATTCCTCAATATACAAAAGAAACAAAAATGGATTTGCCATTTGAAGATAGTAAAGAAGTCGATCCAGATAAAAAGTTCAGTTCTTTAGCTGGCAAAATGCAGGAATTGGTTGTTGGTGGAGAATATATGATAAAGGCGAAGTACAAGTATGACAAAACATATGGTCATCAGTATACACCAATAGCCATATATGCGCTGATACCACAAACAAAAGAGGCACAGTTGATGTTTCTGCAATCCATTATTTCACCTTGGATTGCAGAGAATCTAATAAGTGTATATCCAAATGTAGTAAATGATGTGGCAAATGGGACATTAAAAGAAATTGATTATGATTTAGTAAAGGGGGTTAGGGAACTTACCTGGAACAGAATTAAGGATAAAATCATCAATAATTATCTGATTTCAGACATTATAATAATGTTAAAGCCATTAGGAGTTACATATACGATGATTAAGAAACTTCTAACAGATGAACCTAATCCGGCATTGTTAAAACAGCAATTAGAAGAAAATCCGTATATTCTTACGAAAATTAATGGGCTTGGGTTTAAGAAAGTCGATGACTTAGCATTAAAATTGAAGCCAGAACTTATAAATACAACTGAAAGATTGGTTGCGTTTATAAAATACTATTTTACAGATTTAGGAGAAAGTAGTGGTCATACATGGTGTTCTGTCAAAATTCTAAAGTCAGCAATAAGTAATAGTGTTCCTGAGTGTTCTGATAAAACGGATTGGTTATTGGAAAACAATGAGTTTTTACACATATCAGAAGATAGAGTAGGACTAAAATATTATCACGATATTGAAGTGCAAATTTATAATATACTGCTTGAAAAGTCTAAGAAACAGACAGATATCAATATTTCTGATGAAAAAATAGAACAGGCGATCAGACATGCAGAGGAAGAACAAGGGTTCCAATATGTAGTAGAACAGCTTGATACAATTAATAAAAGTCTACATAGAACAATCAGCTTAATAACTGGGAAGGCTGGTACTGGCAAGACATCCATTATGAGAGCGATTGTGAAAGCATATACAGAAAACCAATTTACATTAACGGCATCTGCTTTATCGGCTATGGCAGCACAGAGAATAACTGAGGCAACATCATTTCCAGCCATGACGATTCATAGAACATTGGGATGCAAAGGTTTGAATAAGTTTGATTTTAATAAAGATAACCATCTGATTACAAGTGTTGCATTTCTTGATGAAGGAAGTATGGTTAATGCCAGTTTATTCTTACATTGGTTAGAAGCGATTGATGATAACACCAGAATCATTATTTCTGGTGATCATAAGCAGTTACCACCTATAGGGTTTGGTAATGTATTTTCAGATTTGATAGAAATGTTTGATGATACAGTGGTAAGTAAATTGGTTAAGCCAATGAGACAAGCTGAGAAGTCTGGTATTTTGGTGGATGCAAATCTGATTCGTGAGAATATTAATCCCATTACTGAAAAACTACAGCCAAGAATTATTCATGGTGAGCTACAGGATATGTATTATATGTTTCGTATAAATAGGCAGTCACTATTTGATATTGCTGTTAATACATTTGTAAAGTCTGTGGATTCTGATGGAATTGATAATGTGGTTATTGCAGTTCCACGAAGAAAAGATTGCTTGAATAGTACAAATGAATTGAATAAAACAATTCAGGAAAAGTTGTTGGGAGATGTATTGCAAAGTATATCTGGTTTTGAAATGACATTCAAATTGGGTGCTAAAGTAATGCAGACAGTAAATGATTACGATAAGAATGTGTTCAATGGAGAAATAGGATATATAACAGAAATTAGTGAGAGACAAAATGGCAAAAAGAAAGAAGAATATTGTGTAGTAACTTATACTGATATTTTTGGGAAAAAAAAGTTGATTGAGTATACAAAGAAAGAGCTAACAGCATTGGATCTTGCTTATGCAATGACAGTACATAAGTTACAAGGTGCAGGTAGAAAGATTGTTATTGGAATTATTGATAACACACATCATCAGCTTTTGGATAACTGTATGTTATATACGCTGCTCACAAGAGCAAAGAAGAGATGTCTACTGTTGGCAGAACCACAAGCATTTTTACAGTGTATCCGTACAAGTCACAATAAACGGAACACATGGATGATGTTGGAAGAAAAAGTAGCATAAAAATAGTCTATATATAGTAACTTGGTATTTGGAGAACAACTATATATAGACTAAAAATGGCAATGAAAGATAGGTTTTATCCAGAGAGGAATGTCAGATGTATTTTTATTTAGTAAATAATAAAGGACCAATAAAATCAAAATATCCCATTATGGATAAGCAACAAGTACAAGGTAAAGTAAAAAATATGATAGTAACCAATATGAAGAATATATCAATACTCTCATATGTATATCATTCAATCAAATATGAAATATATGGAGAATAATTATGGCAAAAAGAAAAATAACAATAGGTGTAACAAATGAATGTCAAACTGTGATCTGATGAAATATAAATCAAATAATTCTGAGTTATTGCCATATTGTACATTATTCAAAACATTTCTACAGTTTAGAGAATATAAGAATGATGATTTAGTGGTAAAACCTTGCTTTGAATGATATGAGTGTAGCCAAGGAAATACTCACTATTTTATAACTGGCGGGAAGGAAAATGAAGAGTGAATAAAAAATACGAAATTGCTCATTTAGTAGGGATTACAAGAGAACATGAAAAACAATTTAGAAGTGCAGAAAAAATATTAACAAGCAAAGGGTATATTGTATTTGCTCCTGTCTTTTATAATATAGAAGAATATTTGTCATTTGGAGAATGTCCCAATATGCTAGATGATATGTGTTATGAAAAATTATTAATGTGCGATTTCTTAGTGATAGTAACTCCAGAACACATAGGAAAGTCTACTACGCTCAGAATTAAACAAGCAATTGCTATGGGAAAGAAAATATTTATTTTAGAGAATAATGAGTTAATGGAATATAAGCAATAAAACGCTCGTTTCAATGCAGAAAGGAAATAAAAATGGATATTGAAAAATTAAAACAAGAATACTTAAATACATTGAGTGAGTTACAAAATGATATTTTAGTTTTGCAGAGCAGGATTAAAAAAGCAAAGAATAAACTTGAGGGAGTAAAAACAGAGGAAGATATTGAAAAGTTTCGTAGAGAAAGTGATTTAGAAGATGAATTAAAATATATTTGTTTATTTGATTAAAAAGGAGAAAAGATTATATGGGAAATGCATTAGCATATGAAGTGTTTGAAGAAATGAAAGAAGATATAAGAAAGGAAGATTTTGGAATATATCTTGACACCTGGGATTATGAGGATGAGTACTCGCACAATGATATCGAGGATGCAAGAAGTAAATTTATTGAATTAGCTAATGGATATTTTCGTGTAAATATGATGGATTATGAAGCCAAAGAAGTATGTGAAAATGTATATATTTTTAATAAGAACACAGGAGAAAGACTTTATAATTAAAAACCAATGAATCCACGCTTTTAAAGGTAGGATAGGAGAAAGTGAGAGAATATGAGTTTAATAGGATATGCGTTAAGGATGGCAAAGCAGTATTATGAATCAAAAACATATGATCATGTACTTAGAGTAGCTGGGTATGTAGCAGAAAATCCAATGATTCCAGATGATAAAATGGATAACTGTGTGGCTCTTGCGATAATGCATGATTTGATTGAGGATACAGAATACACAGGTGGTTGTTTTGGAGCTGAATATAAGCATTTTGAAGAATGTTTAAATTTGCTTACTAAGTCTAAAAATACAAATTACATAGAATATGTGAAGAAAATTAGAGATTATTCTGATACAAGACCAGAAGTATATTGGGTAAAGTTGGCAGATATGAAAGATCATCTTACTCAGACTGAGACATTGACGGACAAGCTAAAAGAAAAATATTTAGCAGCACTACCATATTTACTATAGCGATAGAACAAGTCTTTTATAGGAGGCGGTTATGAAAAAAGAATTATCTTATCGTGGTATGTCAACCACACAATTAATTGAGAAATTAAAAGAATTAGCTGACTCTGCAAATTATTGTGAGATAGAAGGCTATTTGTGTAGAGCAATTTGTTTGTTAGAACAATATAGAGATGAATATGATTTTGTACACAAAAATGATGATTATGATGGATACGACTAAAAACAACAGAATTGCAATTTAAAGGAGGTAACAATGTTAGAAATACTACAATTTATATTTAGTAACTTTTGGATATTTTGTGGGACAGTAATTCTTCTTTATATTATTGGCGTATATTGCATTACTTCTCCAATAGCTGCAATACTATGTGCGTTTAGCAAGGACTCAAAAGATAAAGATAATTGATTACATTTTGGAGATGAAGTTATTTTACAATGTCATGGAGATAGTAGGCCTACCTTTGATCCTGAATGGGTTAAAGTAAATTTGAAATGATAAAGTGTTTTTTTAGAAGGAGAATATGATTGGTAGAGGTAATTAATTTATTTAAACAGATCCAAGAGACAAATAGCCTGAATAATAAGAAAGCAATTATTACAGCAAACAAGGATAATGAGTTATTTAAGATGTGTTTGAAGTTCTTATTAGATGGAAATATTGTAACTGGGATTAGTACCAAGAAAATTAAAAAGAAAGTAATGCCAAGCACAGAAACGGCCGCATATTTCTTAGGTGTATATAGCACTTTTGAAAACGTAATGGATTATCTTTCAAAAAATAATACTGGAAAAGACGAAGATATTTACGAGATTCAAGCATTCTTGTTTGGCCATGAAGACGATAGAGAATTCTATGAGCAGTTAATTACAAAGAAATTTAGGTTAGGCGTTGATGAAAAACTGGTGAATAAATGTATCCCAAGATTAATTGACACCTGGGAAGTACAATTGGGCGCTTCATATGACAAGTTGAAACTGAGGGAAGAAGAGTGGTTTGCTCTCAGCCAAAAGATGAATGGGAATCGTGCTTCATTTTATCAAGGTAAACTCATCAGTAGACAAGGTAAAGAATTTACTGGCATGAAGCATATTATATCTGATTTAAAACAGCTTGGAATGGGATGGTTTTATGATGGAGAACTTATCCGGAAAAACTTTGATAATTTACCAGATGGAGAGAATTTCCGAATTGGGACAGGGATAATCAATTCAGATGCGGAGTCAAAAGAAGAGATAAAATTCGTAATCTTTGACTATTTCCCAGAAGAAGAGATTTTAAATAAGCAATCATCTTCCAAGTATAAGGTGCGAAGAAAGATGCTGAATGCCTTGGGTGAAGTAATTAAAGAAAAGAAACTTCAAAATATAGAAATAGTGACTATGGTTTATGAGGGGACAGACCAATCACAAATTATGAAATGGCTTGATTATGCTGTTGAACAAGGGTGGGAAGGTCTTATGTTAAACAAGGATGCCTTATACAAATGTAAACGAACTACAGATTTGATAAAAATCAAGAGATTTTATAGTATGGATCTTCCAGTAATAAAGGTTTTGGAAGGTGATGGAAGATTAAAAGGTACTCTTGGAGCATTAGTTGTTAAATATAAGGATAATACTGTTAATGTTGGCAGTGGATTCGATGATGAAACCAGAACAAAATTTTGGAAAGACAGGGATAATCTTATAGGAAGAGTTGTTGAAGTAAAATATAAAGAAATTAGTAAGGATAAGAAAACAGGACTTGAAAGTTTGCAGTTCCCAATCTATATAGGATTAAGAGAAATTGGTAAAAGTATAAGTTATGACTAATCTATTGTAACTTCTAACACAATTCAAACAGAGAAGTAATAAATGTAACTCATAGACATATCAAATATAACTCAAAATTTACTGGAGAACAAATGAATAAAATGATAAAAATTTTACTATCAGTAATGACATTTTTTATATACTTACTTATTATTCCGCTAATTGGATATAGTGAAAAGAGTAAGGCTAAACCTATGGTAGCACAAGAAATAGAGATAAAGGTCATAGAGAAAAATAATTGTGAACTTGTAGATGAAATACCAATATCATCAAATTTTGAAATTGATATAGCAACAGAAGAAATGAATCAAAAAATGATAGAAATAGAAAACATTACGGATAAAGGAGAATGGTTTATTACTTATAAAAATATTATTGATGAGTATTCACACATAATAGACCCACCAGAAACTATATATGACCACTTTACTGAGGAAGAATTAGAGTTACTTTTTCGTGTGGTACAAGCTGAAGTTGGTGATGAATATTCATTTGAACAAAAAGTAAATGTAGTAAATGTAATTTATAACAGACTTGATCATGAGTGTTTTCCAAACAAGCTTTCTGAAATACTCATTCCTGGACAATTTGAAACTATGTCAAATGAAAGATATAAAAATGTTGATGTATCAGACAAAACAATACTTGCATGTGAATATGCATATTTATTTGATGATACAACACAAGGAAGTTTATTTTTTGATAGCAATAAAAAATTAAAATATGAACCAGTATTTGAAGATGGCGCTCATAATTTTTATACATTAAAAACAAAATAGGAAGGTGAGAAAACGAATACAAAAATAACTGTAGTGTTAAATACTATTGAAAAAGTTAATCATTTTACTGGCATTACGATGAAATTTAAAAGCGACATTGATGTAATTAAAGATAGTTATAGAGTTGATGCTAAATCAACTTTGGGAATTCTTACAGTTGATTTGAGAAAACCACTTGATGTCGAAATACATAGCTGCAATGAAGAAGAGGTAATAAGATTCAATGAAGAAATGGAGGAATTTAAATGGGATCAGTAATAATTCTAGAGGAAACAACAAAATATCCAATAACATTAATCGGTAAAAGAGCAGGTGTGTGCTGGGGAGCAGATATTACAGACAATAAAAAGAATTATAAACGTGGGATGGATTGTATTACAGCTAATCATGGAAGGACTCTCGAATATGTAAATGTAGAAATGATTATTGATGGATATTCTGCAAGAGTAATTCGTGAATGGTATACACATTTGGGTGGGGCACCAACACGTTTACAGGCAAGTACAAGATATATAGATTATGAACATGGATTTGGTTATGTTGTCCCAGATAGTATTAGAAATGATGAAAAAAGATATGAAATCTATACAGAGGCAATTCATCAAATTAATAGAGCACTGATAGAGTTAGAAGATATTGGAACTCCAAGAGAAGATTCAGCATTATTACTTCCGCTTGGAATGACAACTAAAATTGTTGATAAACGTAATTTACGTAATCTTGTAGATATGTCACACCAGCGCATGTGTAATCGTGCGTATCATGAATATAGAAAATTATTTGGAGATATTTGTACCGCATTATATAAAGTCTCTGATGAATGGACATGGATCGTAGATAATTTATTTGTACCAAAATGTGATTATCTTGGCTATTGCCCAGAGAAAAAATCTTGTGGAAGAGTACAGAAAAAGGAGAATTAGTACATATGATTATTGTTTTATTAGGGCCATCTGGGTCAGGGAAATCTACAATTGAGAATGAACTGGCAACACATCATGGTTTTGAAAAGATTATTTCGTATACCACAAGGAAACCGAGGGATGGAGAAGTGAATGGCAAGGATTACTATTTCACTGACCAGAATTCATTTGCCACGATGTTAAACGCAGGCATTTTAGCAGAGTATGACAGATATACATATGACAGATTATATGGATCATTAAAATCAGATTATTTAGAGGGTAATAAAGTTGTTGTGCTTACTCCGAATGGATTTAGACAAGTAAAACAAAACTGTCCCCAAAATAATATTTTTACTGTTCTTGTAAGAAGTAATCTTGGTACAAGAGTAAAGAGATATATAGACAGATGTGGAATTGATAAGTTTGACTATAAAGACAAAGACGAAATATGTAACCGTACTGAAAGAGACTATGGAATGTTTTTAGGATTAGAAAGAGAAGTAAATCTTGTAGTTGACAACAATGAGGGAACTGATATTAATGATGTTGTAAATGAAATTTTAGAAACAGAAAGGATGTATAACGTATAGGAGTACAAATATAATGAGGAAGCATTAAAGAATGATCAGGTAAAAAGAATGTTTTTGGAGATATACAGAGATATAGATTAAATGAAGATTAGTATTAATACAATAGAAAAGCGAAAGAATTTGTGTCTATATGTAGTAAATATCATGATGGAGACTTTCTTGTTAAGCAGAATCAATATGTGGTAGAGGGAAAAAGCATATTCGGAATTTTTAGTTTGAATTTGGTAGAACCTGTAAAAGTCATTATGGATTCTGAAAATGACAACTTTAAAATTGGATTCTACAATAATATTCAAAAATGGAAACCGGAAAATAATGATTAAATGCCTGTTTCATTGGCTCAGGAAAGTAGGTGGTATAAGATAAAAGTTACAGAAATAAAAATGAAACCATTTTGGAAAAGGTGGTTATTTGTACATAAATATACTGGTGGAGTAAGAACGGTATATGACAAAAAAGGTAAGAAAAGACATGCTTATATTTGTTTAAGGTGTGGAAAGAAAGATTATATAGATTAACGGAGGAAGTATTTATTGACAGTACAGAAAAGAGATGGGCGTAAAGTTCAATTTGACAAAGAGAAAATTAAAATAGCTGTGCTAAAAGCATTCATTGATGTTGATGGTGAAGAAACGTCTTATGCAAAAGAAAAAGCTAGAGATATTGCAAATTACATAGAATCGTTGAACAAAAGCATGACTGTTGAAGAGATTCAGGATCAGGTAGAAGAGAGACTAATGGCGAGCAATCGTAAGGATGTAGCAAGAAAATATATTATATATAGAAATGATAGAAATAGAATACGAGAAAAAAATAGTAAAATTATTCAAAAAATTATGAAAAGAGCAAGTGCTTCTGACATAGAAAATGCAAATGCTAATGTAGATGAACGTTCATTTTCTGGTAGAGAAAAAGAAGCTTCTGCTGATATTGGAAAAACAATTGCTCTTGAATATGATGGATTAAGTGACGAAGTCGCACAAGCACATAAAGATATGTTGGTGTATCAGCATGATTTAGAGAAAGCAATTTATGGCGTTCACAATTGTTTAAATCTTGATTTTGGAGAAATTTTTACATATGGATTTAAAACAAGAAATGGGGATGTAAGACCACCTGCTTCATTCAGCACGGCTTGTCAATTAGTAGCTGTTGCTTTTCAATGTCAAAGTCAAGTGCAATTCGGTGGTGTTGGTTCTATACATTTAGATTACGATTTGGCACCATTTGTAAAAATGAGTTTTTCTAAACATTTTAAGGATGGATTAAAATGGGTTTCTGATGTATCCATTGAATATATAAATTCTATTCCTAAAAAGCTAGATATAGACAATAAAGAAGCAAAGACGTATCAAAAGGCATATAAGTATGCTATTGAAATGCTTGAATCAGAAGGGAAACAAGCAACACAAGGTCTTTTCCATAATTTGAACACTCTTGAAAGCAGACAAGGGTCACAGGTGCCATTTACATCAATTAATCTAGGCAGAGATACTTCCACTGAGGGAAGATTAGTTACAAAATGGATTATGGAAGCAAGTATTGATGGTATAGGCGAACATCATTTGACAAGTATTTTCCCAATAAGCATTTTCCAATATAAAAATGGAGTAAATGCAAAAGAATGTGATCCAAATTATGATTTAAAAAAGTTAGCATTACAATCTATGTCAAAAAGGATTTATCCAAATTGGGTGAATGGTAATTGGTCACAAGCACATGAAACTGACGGAGAAATTGATACATATTTAAGCACTATGGGATGTCGCACGTTAATAGGATATGATCGTCATGGACTTGGATATATTCGGCAAGGAAGAGGCAACAATGTACCAAATACAATTATTCTACCCAAACTTGGTATTGAATATGGTATTTGCCTTGGCAAAAGAGATAAAGCAGATTTAGATGGATTTTGGAATGCATTAGATGATGCACTCCATATTTGTGAAAAAGGATTGTTAGAGAGATATGAAATTATAAAATCTCAATCTCCTAAAGCAGCACCTTTTATGTATCAAAACAATACAATCAAGGGAGCAAGGGAGTGTGATGAGACGGTTGAGAATGCAGTTAAACATGGAACGTTAGGGTTTGGTCTTATTGGAATGGCAGAAACTTGTGTCGCATTGTTTGGTAAAAATCATGCAGAAGATGAAGAAGTCCATAAGTTTGCTCTTTCTGTAGTAAAACATATTTATAATTATGCCAAAGAAGCAAGTGAAAGAAATGATTTGAATTTTGGAACATATTTTACACCAGCAGAAGGACTTTGCAGAACAGCTTTAAATGTTCTTAGAAGTCAATATGGAATAATTAGAAATGTAACGAGTCATGAATTCCTGACAAATAGTATTCATGTTCCAGTGTGGCAAAAGATTTCAATTTATGACAAGTTACGTGTAGAAGCACCGTTTACAAAGTACGCTACATCTGGCTGTATAACATACATTGAACTTGAATCAACTTTTGTAAAGAATATAAAGGCAGTAGAAGATATTATTGACTATGCTTTTAATGAGTTAGATATTCCATATCTTGCATTTAATTTCCCTATTGACAGTTGTCTTGATTGTGGTTATCAAGGGGAATTTAATGACTGTTGTCCTGAATGTGGAAGTAAAAATATTCAGCAATTAAGGCGTGTAACGGGGTATCTAACAACAGACTACAGAAATTTCAACGATGGGAAACAAGCAGAAGTCAAAGAACGTGTAAAGCATAGTGCGTATACAAATTTTGGAGAATAAATATGTTGCATGTAGCAGGGATTAATTATGAGTCTACTGCTGACGCTGAAGGAGTGGCTTGTACCATTTTCTTCAGCGGGTGTAAACATTTTTGCAATGGATGCCACTCTAAAGACACATGGGATTTTAATTATGGAAAAGAAATATCTAATGAATTAATTAATGTGATTAATTCTGAAATTGATAAAAGACCATTTTTGTCTGCATTGGTTCTTAGTGGTGGAGATCCGATGTATTCGGCAGTAGAAATAAAAGAATTTATATTAAAAATTCATATTCCCAATAATAATATTTGGTGTTATACAGGATTTTTAATGGAACAAATAATAGAAAACTACGAGATGAGGGAGTTATTGAATCTATGTAATGTTTTAATAGATGGGCAATTTGAAATTGAAAAAAGAGACATAACACTATCATTTCGTGGAAGCAGTAATCAAAGAATTTGGAAAAAACGAAACGGAGAGTGGTATGTATAAAAGATAGCTCACTAAAGAAGTATGCTCACGGGGTATACATGGGAATCTATTATGGAATACGAAACATCATTTAATAATGTTATAACAGCACATAATAGTGACATTTTATATGATTACTATATATGGAAGCGAAAGAATATTTTATTAAACTGTGATGTCTTAGTAGACGGAAGATACATAGATTCACAGCGTGACATAACTCTTCCATACAGAGGCAGTAAAAACCAAAGGCTTATTAATATTAAGCAATCATTGCAAAAAGGAGAAATAGTTTTATGGACAGACTAGCAGAAAACCAATATAAACTTGATATTAATATAAACCAAATGAAAAAAGTTGGATTCAAATTTGATCATGAGTTAGAAGAGTATGTTTATAAATTCCCCGTTTATAAATATAATGGAATACCTTTGATCTTTTGTAAGTTAGGAATTGATGAAGATACAAAACGAATATGGTTTAACGTGTGCGATTCAAATAACATATTGTACTCTCCATATTATTATAAGGAATTTGGTAAAAATAGAATTATACCTCAGATAGAAAAAGAAATATTAAAAGTGTTAAATAAATTGAAAGCTACAAAGGTAAACTGAATGAATATGATTTTAACATCTGAATGTGAACAATGTACTTATGGAATAATTGATGAAAGTAACAAAGCCAGAATAAAGGTAAAATGCAATTTAAAGAACAAAGAATACCATTATGGCCAGTGTATTCCATGCGAAAACAAAAGGAAACGAAAAGAGGAAGAAAAGTTTGAAGAAAGTAGCGCAGTTTGAGAAAGTAAGTCTAAAACAGTTTCTAGGCGACTGGATTGACACATTTGGTAACAGATCAGATCATATAATCACAGAAATATATAAAAATATAAAACTTCCAATTCGTAAAACAAAATATAGTGCCGGACACGATTTTTTCACTCCATGTGATATAAGGATAAAGCCTGGTGATTCAATGATGATTCCAACAGGTATAAGATGCCAAATGAATATTAATTATGTAATGCTATTATTCCCAAGGAGTAGTCTTGGAATTAAGAAGCATATGGCTATCGCTAACACAATTCCAGTAATAGATGCGGATTACATAAATGCTGATAATGAAGGACATATTTTTATATGCATAAGAAATTACGGAGACAAAGAATTAGAAGTTAAAACAGGTGAAGCATTCGTACAGGCTGTTTTTGTAGAATATGGTTCTGCAGACAACAATAAAATTGATGCAAAACGAAACGGAGGTATTGGAAGTACTGGAAAATAAAAAATACATCATAAATTAAAGAGGGAAGGAGCTGGAGCTGTGCGCACAAAAGGATATCCTGGTTCCTTTAAATTAGTAGATGGATGAAAGTTTGTTGAAATATGCTGTTGCAAATGGTATGATTGATTTATCATACGTGCAAGAACAAATTGAAATGAATAAGAGAAAGGAATTGTTAAAAAAACATCAGTATGCAATCTGGAAGGGTAAGGATGGCAAATGGTATACTTATCTACCTGATGAAAAAAATAGGAGGGTGTTGAAAAAACGAGCCTCAGAAGAGGCTATAAAAAATCTGGTAATAGAATATTATTCTGACGAAGTAAAAGAACAAAATAAGTTAAAACGGGAACAGGATATTGTAGAAAATAGATTTGATACAAATTTTGAAACATGGAAGAGAAAACAAATAGCATATGGTGTATCTTCTAATACAGTTTCGAAATACAATTCTGATTACCAAAGATTTTTCAAAGGATCATATTTTGAAAAAATGGACATAAGGAATATGACAGAAGAGGATATTACAATTTTTATTATTAGTAGGATTAAAGAACTTGATTTGAAGGAAAAAGCCGGTAAAGCCTTATGGGGATATATTTCTGGTGTATTCCACAGTGCAAAGATTAATAAGAAAATTGTAGATAATCCATGTCAGTATGTAGATACTAAGTCATTTGTAAAATTCTATAACAGGAACAAACGTCCTATTGATGAACGTGTGTTAAGTAATGATGAGATATCTATAATAATGAAGCAATTAACCACGGATCATCTTGAAAAACCAGAATATCTTCCTTCGTATGCAGTAGAACTTGCAATATATACTGGAATGAGAACAGGAGAGTTGGCTGGTTTGAAATGGAGTGATATCCAGTTAGACAATAGAATTATGATAATATGTAGATCAGAAAAATATGATCGCATTAATGGAGATTATTTTATTTCAGGTACAAAAACCTATAAATCCAGACAATTTCCAATTTCTGATGAAATGATAATTCTATTTCGCAAAATAATCCGTTTACAGGAAAAGTCAGGATGTTATGACGATTTTGTATTTTCTAATTCTGAGGGAAGAATCCATGGAAGAACAATTTCAGATTGTATGCGCAATAAATGTATTCAAACGGGGATAACTGTAAAAGGTGTACATGCAATCAGAAGAACTTTTAACAGTAGAATGAGGTGTGAAGGGGTTTCGTCAACTGTTGCTGCATCATTACTTGGTCATACAGAAGAGGTAAATCAGCAGAATTACACATATGACATCACAGGAATGGAATATAAGCGTGAAGTGGTCAAAAAAATAAATGAGAGTATAAAAGGTAATCAAGGTAATCAAAATGCTAACAAAATGAAAATGGCTGAAAACCTTGATAAATCAACGTTTTCAGCCACCAAAAACAATGCCGGCAGCGGGACTTGA